GGTGGAAGTGGGACGATTAACGTATTAGGACGTCCTGGTCATAGACGATATGGATCGTACTACACTCGTCGTGACAATAATCCTTCAGAATAAGGATCAAGTTATATAGTCGTTAAAACTAAATATACCTGATGAGTCCTAACTAGTACGTTTAAGTTTGGACGAAATGCGCTGTACTATGTTAAGGTGCATGTGCATCGTATATATCATATATTTAAGAAAAATGAAAACAAGTATGGATTTGAATAAATTTTTATCACAAATCAGCGGAGTATGTGCAAATTTAAGGAATGGTAATAAGGGCGATATTTATCATTTCATTAAGTTGCTTAATCAGATGAATATTAACTCTTGGAATTTATCAGGAGTTAGAATAAAGAAAATGTCTGAAGTTCAACGTTCAATTGTATTTCAGACTAGGATTGCAAATTATGTTCGATTTAATTTGAACAAGTTTAGCCAACCACTATCAGCAGAAGTAAATAAAAGTCTTGTTAAAGTAATTAAAACTTTATCTGGTAGTGAAGATTTAGCTAGTTATAAGATCGCCATACATGGTATCTTTTACAATAATAAAGATAAAACCGTCCTGGTGGGTTATGGTGATAATCCTTGGAGGGTTGAAATACCTGGTGGTAAGGTAGATCAGGGTGAAGAAGTATGGCAGGCCTTTGTTAGGGAATGTAAAGAAGAAGTTAATTTAACACCGAAGAAAGGAATATGTCTTGGACTACCAACATATAATACCGAACATAATATGTTATGTTTCAAAGTCCTTGTAACAGAATGGGAAGGTGACGTTCAAAATAATGAGCCTGAAAAGGTTGATGATGTTTGTTGGTTACCTTGCGATTCTTTCTTAAATCAATTGGACCAAGGATCAACAAGGATGGATAAACATGATATATTAAGAATAAAACGGATTATCAATCCAACTGGGGTAGAAACGAATGATTTTGAGCGTGAAATTGTAGAGTTAAATACTGTAGTAGGTTCGACTCCGGTTTATTATTATGATGCAAATAGGTTTACTCCAGAGGGGTACATGCGTATCTCAATCAATAATGATGATAATCAATGTCTTCTGCATGCCATGCACATTTTTGATCCTACTATTCTCCCTGTTCCTGGAAGGAAATTAGATAAAGGGATAGACGTTGCGGAATACTTTAGAGCTTACCCCATGTTAGCTCAACGAGTTGCTGCATATGATGTTGAAGACAAGTGTTGGTATGGAAATAAAGATGGGAACATAACTCTGATTTTTGAATCAGGTCATTGTGAGGTACTGGTCAAAACAGATGATTATGAACGTATCACTAGTTCTTTACCTTTTCGAGGCATGGTTGTTGGATCAGAACCGGAGATACAACAACATGAGGAAGTCATCCTGGAAAGTGAAGCAATTGTTGAAGAACAAGCTAATGATAAACAGGACATAACTTCACCTGATATTGTTGTAGGAGTAAGTGAAAGTGAGATAAAGTCAGTTGAAGACAAGCGTGATAAAGCTGAATCTGAAACTGCTAAATTGGATGATCAGCTAACTAAAATGACAAAGGAATTAGAAGATAGTAAGAAAGAAGTTGGTGATGTATCTTCGTCTGGAATATTTAACGGGTTATCTGCTGCTATGCAACAGCAAGATGAAAATATCGGAGATACTGATTGGTTCTGGTATCATAACGTTATAAAGAGAGTAAATCGATTTGTTGAAAAACGTACTCGTTCTTTAATTCGCACCCCTGGTTCAGTACTTGAAAATACTATGGATAAAGATTTTTTAACAATAAATTCAGTTCCTGTTACATCTATGTCTCAGGCTATATTGCTGAGTGTTCATGGTGATCTAACTAATAACTCAGGACTTAGAGGCGGAAATAATGTTGAGCTTAATACAAGGGAGATACGCATTCGTCAACGCCCTGCTGTACAAGGTAAGATACCATCTTTTGGTGATGACACCTTGAAATGTCTCAATATTTTAGAACGTGATAGTCAGTATAATGAATTGCGTATCAAATTGGATCAACGTTATGCGCCATTTATCGGTATGAAAAGATATACCGATTTATTATTATTGTTGAAAAATATAGAAACAAAAGGTGAGCACGTCATTTGTGATAGTGCGTTATCTTATCGATTATTACTTAGAATGTTGCATGCCATGCCTGTACTTGATATGCATTGTTTATCTAACTACATGGATATATCTCCTGTCTATAGTGTAGATGCAAACAATTATATCACAAGACCAACCAAAGGAGTTGGGCATGAGATTGACATGATAACTAGTACATATGGTGCTAACATAGTCAATGTTCCTCGTTTATTTCCACTTGAGCGTATTGGTGACACGCCAGATGCAGGTGCTGGTTTCTTAGAAAACAACCCTGTTCGTTTAGCTACTATACCTTTGGATCTATTTATGGATTTATATATTGATAGAAATGAGCATTTATCTCATGATATTAAACGATTACGTAATGATGCCGGATTTTTATACGGTTCTAATGCCATAGAAGACTGGTTTAACAAATATGGTGATTCTCCATGGATTGAATATAATTTACCAGCAGTAGCTAATGCTAACGATGCTCATAATGCTATTGGTATTGGATTCAATAATCGAATACGTGTTAGTTCAGAAGTGGGTAATAATCCATATGACTTAAAACAGGTACTAATACCTCCAAGGGCTAATCCTTCACCAGCAATCACTGTTAAATTACCTGCTAGATTTAATTATAATTTCCAACAAGGTTTTGAACCTGAGAATATTGATAGGACTTTTATAGTGTTACCTGTTTGGATGGAAATGTTCAATAAACCTCATATTTTAGAACAAATGATCATGAACCTATTACCTCACCCAATAACTCGTGGTGCATATAGAACGGATTTTAGTGCTAATTTAACGAGTTCTCCAGGTGCAGTTTCTGGCAATCTGGCTGATGCTAGGGTAAACCAAATAGGATCGAGGCTTGGTATCCCAGTTAGACCTGATGCAAATGGAAATCCTCAGACTTGTGTTTCAATGACCGGTGCTGCTTTGTATAATAATGCTGATACTATAAGGGTAGAGGGTAACACTAATATTTTATTGGTTGTTATGGATGGATCAAGTGATAGTCGTGCTAGTGTAAGACCGGGAGGAAGACCTAAATACAACGTCAACTTGTTTAAGCGTAATTATAATCCAGGTGCTGACTTTAATAATGCTCCAATCCTTCTTAACGGTATCAATATCACAGAGAAAAATCTACCCTTAGAAGTAGATCATAGCTTGTGGAGAACATCGTTAGTTGGTATTGCTGGTCCAGGTAATAACAACCCACGGCCTGCGCTTTATACAAATGCTAGTTTAGCTAGGATTCAGCGTGATATGATTGTCAATGCATCTGATGCAGTACGTTGGTGTGATTGGTACGATACTAATTCTGATGTTAACGCTCGACCAATGTTTAAGAGTTTAGCAGAAACAGTTCCGGAAATGCGAAAATGGGGATATGATGAATATAATATCGACTTATATAAGATGCAGCTATGCAACGAGCTATTTAATGTGTACTGGGGAAATTACGCATCCGCAGGTGGAAAATCACTGTGTCTAACTGCTCTGGAACCAAATAATTGCACTGTTGATGCAGGACAGGGTGTCTTACGTGATTACGTGCGTTGTAGACGTAATTTGAATAGAGCATGGCAAGTTAATCATAATAATGATCGCTTAATTCTGTTTGACAATAATAATCTAACTCGAAATATAAAAAGGGCTTACATGTACAATTTAACAACTACTCCTATTGGTCTGAGAATGAACTGGTTCCCTACGAATCGTGCCAATGGCTGGGCTGAAGAGTATCGTCATTACTTTGATAGGAACATGTACCAAACATCAAGTGTAGTTCGTGTTGCTAGCGCATTCGGGAAGATATATGCTGAAGAGAACGAATTTAAGAGTATAGCTGATACTTTCAATCCTTATGACATTTGGTTGTCTATGTATAATGGAGCTAAATACCTGGCTGTAGCTGCTGAGAAATATCTTTACTCAACTAATATGTTAGCGTCACACTTACTATTTGAGCGGAATGAAAGATATCTTGCTGCGAATGGAATATCTGTAAACTATAATGAGGTGGCTAAGCGTCTTGTCTACAAGTGGAGAAAGGATTCAAAATTACCTCCATTCAAGCTTGGCGGTACCATTTATGAATCATGGAATTCCTTGTTTCCAATAAATGATTTATCGAATGTCTATAATGCAGCAGCAGGCTTCCACATAATGAAAAATGAGCCAATATTCACTAATCAGAAAGGACAGTTTTTTGGACAGTTACAATGGAACGTTGGTGATACTGACTTTGATTCTAATGATCTACGTTCATGGTTCAGTGATATCTACTTTTCTAGATGGAATAGGTTTAACTTGACTGAATTAGATCCTGATTTTACATGGAAATTACCAAACCAGCAGTCAATCGATTACACTACTTTAACTCCAGAGAAAGACCTTAATTCTTTGACTTATAACGAGAGATGGTACATAATGGGTAAATGGGAAAAGAATACTCATCCTCTAAATTTTATAGATTTTCTGTCAAACTTGGATTCCCATTTTAAGTTTACACTGTATTTTGAACATTCTCTAGTTAATGTTGGTAATGCAGAAAGAGCCAGAACTTGGATCCACGGATTCAACAAAGACTATCTCACTTATGGCAACTTACGAAATAATATGTACAGAAGATTGGCATTAAATAATAGCCTACTCGAAATAATAAAGTTTAACGTCAATTTACCGATGCATTCTGTAAGTGAACCACAAGATAAGCGTCATTTTACCTTTTTTCAAGAAAAAGGTCGTTGGGGCTTCTTTGTCACTACGTTGCAAACCACCCCCTTACACGAAAGGATTGACAATGAGTGGATATTTAAAGAGCATGGAGAGACAAGCGACGACCGAGTCGTGCTTAGAAACTTCCCAATTACACAGGACATCAATTTCGAACCTTAAGCAACAAAGAGTGGAATATGAGAAGAAAATTCGTGAAATCAGATCTCTACCAAGTAAGTTTAGAGATATAGACAGTAAATGGATAAATGATTATATGAGTACACCGCGAATTTCTAAGTCTAAGTTAGAACAAATTTTTAATGATTATAAATCTGAAAAACCAGAATTCGAATCAGATGCTAAGATAGTGATTTTACCGTCGTTAGGATCAAAATCAACATTATCTAAGAAGTACGGATTTATAGACATAGATAATATGTACAATCCTAGAGATATGCGGTTTAGGAATTTGGTTCCAGGTCGAGAAAATTGGAAGGCAGAAAAAAATAAAAACATTCTCAAATGGCTAAGCAATAATCATATCAAGGGAAATGTTTATTTAATTCACGTACAAAGTGATCTTGAAGCTTTCTACCAAGCTAAAATTATATTCAATATCTGTTTTGTGGGTGGGCCGAATCTATCAACAGCATCCGGAACAACCAGGTGGAACCAAGCCAAAGATTGGTATCTCGGTTGTGTGCAGAACTCAAAATCTATTTGGGGTAAATTTTACAAAGAGATGGACAATTATGATGATTTAGAAGAAAGTGTAATCACAAGTGTGAAAAATAATGATATTTTACCTTTTAGAAACGAAAGGTATTATAGCTGGTTTATTACAAAAAATAAGCGAGATTACTTGCCCTTAACCATTGATGAATATGTAGCAGAAGAGCTAGGGCGTGTTAGAAACGTATACTGTTCTGAAGATCTGACAAATAAATATGGGAAAAGACTTGGTCAGGGTTTGAGCTACGTCTCAACTTACCTTAGTTTAGACCATGACTTAATGCTAAGATTATTAAGTTCTGTATCCAGTGTTAATGATTATCTAACCCTTTCTAAAGAAGTGTCTAATTGGAGTAAAAAATACGGAAAGGATTTATATCCATCAGATTGGCATAAATTTGTCAATCTAGAGTTAATTCTTGGGTATAAGTCTGATGTATCTGAGCAAGATTTTTATGAACAAGTAGAAGATTGGGTTGTTGGTGACATAGATCATAGTGTACCTTACGGTAGTACAATCCAATTCTATGAAAACATGGCTCAAGGTATATCTAAATTAATTAAAGTTGGACACTGGTCGGCTACTCCAGATACTATAGACGAATCATATAAACTAGGTGATGTAGCTTTCACTTCTAGGCATTTAGCTGTTAGTAAGAAAACAAGCTATAGAGATTTTGTCAATGGTATAACTTGGTCACGTGGTGGTAGCAGCACTTTAAAAACCAACCAATACGCTTTAATTAGAGGTAAAAGGATCAAATTGTCTAACAGTAAGAATAGTGTTGCGATATACGCAAACTTGGACAGTATAATACCTATGTCTATTGATCTTGGTAGACCTCAATGGGGCAAATCAATAGTAAAAAGAGAACGCGGCAAAGCTAGAGCAGTTCTTGGTATGGACTTAGAAACATATCTCCCAATGTGTTACTTAGACATGTTCATAGACCGCTTACTCCGTAATTGTACTTTGTCTAATCTGTGGATGGAACCTTTGGATAGACATAGATTCAATTATTGGAATTGTCTTAAAACTCGTGAACAAACAGGGTGGTTTATCCCTTTAGATCAAAGTGGTTTTGACCATCAGGTTAATCGCCATATGATTGCTATTTGTCTCTTATGGATAAAAGAAAAAATCTCTCTAGGTGTAGGTTGGTCCAATGACCTTGATAGGTGCATGCACGTAGTATACAATCGATTGGTAGGTGACAAACGTGGTTATGTGACTGTGGGCAATACAAAGATACCAGTCGAAAAAGGTGTTTTATCAGGATGGAAATGGACCGCTTTATTGGATACTCTAATAAACATTGGCGAATTTTACTCAGCTGTTTTGACGATGGAACATTTTGGTATTAACTTTCCGTTCACACTAAATGCTCAAGGTGATGATGACGACATATATACCAATGATTATCGTAATTGTATACTACTTGGTGAAACTTACAAAACTATGAATCTGGATGTAAACGAGGCTAAATTTTTTATTTCTCGTAGTACTGATGAATATCTGCGTCAGGTTTATAGTGATGGAATGAAGTTTGGTTACCCTAATCGTATGGTTTTAACTTTCACCGAAATAAACCCTATTAGAGATGAACCTTCTGATTTGTTAGCTGAGATATCATCAATGGTAAAAAATTATGTTGATTTCTTCAAGCGTTGTGATCCTGTGTTGGCCGCTAGAAATAAAATATCTAAACAGAGTTTCTTACTTCTAAAGATAAATTTGACTAACATATTAAAAAGAGAATCTATATTACGAAAATATATCTTGGCAGAAGGTTACATCGACCTTAAATTGGTTTATCAGCTGCGAGAAATATGTAATATACATGTCGTCAGCAATCTAAATCAAATTCCTAAAAACGAAAGATTTTATAAGTGTAAACCAGAAAATATAATGAATATCTTGAACCGTAGTGTAGTGTTCAGTTCTGGTGTCATTATAAAACGAAAGTTGAACTTAAGAGCATGGCTTAATGTCATTGCTACTCCGGCTTATCTTGGTGGTTTTGGACTGAGTGCTCTTCGTGAACATATAGTGTTTAAGAAATACTCAGTAACTCAGGATATACAAGATCCTGAAGTAATTTACCCAAAAAGTGCTAAGTTAGAGTCTTCTAAACGGTATATAAAGAACCGGTTTGGAGTCAGCGTTAAGCTTGGAATGTCATTGCGTTCAACAAATTCAACAAATTTATCATTTAGATCCGTTGGTTATCCTATTTTGAACGTTGTTACTGACACAGTATCAAGTTCTCGAAATTTTATCATAACCCCTGAGGTTTTTGTTACCATGTTGAAAGGTACAGGGGGCGTCCGATTCCCGAATAGTAAAGTTATTTTAGAACACACAATATCGAGTGATTTAACTCTAAAAGAGGGTTTAGATGAGTTAATACCTAGACTCAAGAACGATGAGATTAGCAGAGTTCTTAGTTGTTTCACAAATTCTCAAGTTGTTCAAAATCGTTACGAAATTATGGATAGACGACTTTTTCAAGATTGGTTAACTGGTCGTATCGATAATCCGAGGCCAATGTATTTGAGTATATCGTCTGAATTGGTTGGTACTTATTATCAATTAAATTTGGATAAAGCTATATCTAGTGGATTGAATAATTACAGTCAAGTGCAGTCGTTATGTAAGGAGTTAGAACTTTTTCAAATTCCTAAACTTGTCAAGTTATTATCTGATGAAGGCATTCACATACTCTAAGCCAGCAAACACTGGCTAGAACTAAGGCAAAGAAGTGATCCCATCCTTTAGGGGAGGAAGTG